GATCTTGGGCAAATAATCCTTGAACTAGATCAACATTACTGTATGTAAATGTAGTACCATCAACTGTAGGTGTATATGTTGAAGCTGATACAAACTCGTACTTGACTCCTTCATATGTTGTTCTAAATTGTGTACCCCTTGACATAATCATAGAAGATGTAGATGGAACTGTACCATCTGCACTTCTTACATTTCTGAGAACTATATTTGCTTTGGCAGTAGAAGCTTTCTCAGAAGATGGTACAAATCCTAAATCTTTTGCACGACTTACAACATTCTTTCTTATCTGTGCAGAATCTAAAAACAACTCAGAGGCTGCAATGTTGGTATTAACTGCACCAATATGAGATGCATATGCAAGAAGGTCTATCAAGATTGATAGGGTTGCACCTTCAAAATTATAATCTTTGAATGTATCTTGTCCTTTAAGATAATTCTTGAGGTTGTCTGCAATGTTATCGAAGTCTAAATCAGTAACATTTATCTGTGAACTTTTAACTGCCATTATCGTGTCCTATTTACTGTAAATTGAAGTTCTTGATTTGATAGACCATTTTTAATATTATAAAACACTGTTACATCTAGAGAGTTATCCTTAGTTTGGAAAACACATCTAACATTTTGCACTCTTGGTTCAAAATCTTCTATTGCTTGAGTAAGTCTTTTCTTAGCTCTGTTTAATTTTCTGTCGGTGTCTAATTCGAATAGTAACCCACGAATGTTTCCACCTAAACTTGGTTTAAAAGGTCTTTCATAGTAATTAGTCATCACTATATTTCTGACTGCTCTACGAACTGCATCTGAGTCAGATTTAGTTGCAACATCTCCTGTAATAGGATGTGCTGTGAATGATAAATCAAGGTCTTTATAAGCATTCTTGATTGCAACATTCTTACTATTGGGTTTTACATAATCGACCATAATACTATTTATACAATTAGCTTGGGCCTCCTGTCTTCGGAGCTGCACTTCCGCCTACAGTATGTGTATGTGATGAAAGTTTCACACCCTTACCTGTAACTTCTCCACTTGCAGTGATAGAAGAACTATTAGATTGTTTACCTGTAACATTCAATGTACTATGTAATTTAGTTGCCTTAGAAACATCGAGTGTACCCGTTATTGTTGTGTCTGATATAATCTCTGTTGTGTTATTACCTGTTATTGTGATCTTACCTTCTGAGGTTACATCAGTTGTACCACCGATCTGTCCTGTGAAGTTTCCTTCTGTAATAGTAGAAGTAACATTACCCTTTGATACTGTAGAATCTACATTACCCTCTGCAACCAATTCAGTTACATTTCCTTTTAAAACTTTTAGATCAACATTACCTGTATCGATTGTTATGTTTACATTACCATAACCTACTTGTAAATCTGTATTACCAGCTATGAATACTTTGTCATCCTTTAGGATTGCAGTATAGTTATTGTTTACAATTCTAGTAACCTCAGAACCATCTGCATGTATCTCATGGAATGTACCTGATCTATGATGAACATTGATTCTTTCTTTTCCTAAAGTATCATCTACTTCAAATACATGACCTGATTCTGATTGTGTAACTTTGTTATATGGATATACTGGTGCAGAATCTACATCTACAAAATCTTTGAGTATCTTTTGTTCATCGGGTATCTCTACCTCATTACCTTCTGCATCAGTTTGTTTTGCAATCTTATGATCTAATACTGAACCTCTTGCAAGTGTAGAGTAATCTGACTCATCAACATATAAAGGATAGTATGGCAACATCTCTTCTGTGAGTTCCAACTCTTTGATAGTTGATCCTGTGTTATCATACTTGACATCAATAGTCTCAGGTGACTTAGGTGCAGTATCCATTGCAGTAGTGAGACCCCAACCCCTTCTTGAATCTTGAGTAGGGTTTGGTGCTTCTGGGCCTTCTTTATATCCATCAACTGTTAATGCTCTTGGATCGTTAAATCCCTTCTCAATACTTCTAGTCAATAATGCATCTGTAATATCTTCTTTGTATCCAGCCTGTGGTATACCAGCTGCAACACCCATAACGATTGGGTCTTGTTTTGCTTGATCTCTAAAATATCCAAAGACCGTAGACCCTTCTACAAGTCCGTGACCTGTTCCTAATCCTGAAAGACCAGCAGAAGTTGTTGGAAGGATAACTTGACACCATGGTAAATCAGCTGATGCAATAAGAAGTTTATCATCAGTATGAATTCCATGTATACGAACACGGACACGACCAACCTTTAGAGGGTCTTGTCTATCTTCTACTATCCCGTAAAAATAATCCATTAGTATCCTTTATTCCAAATCCATATGAACAATAGGGGTAATCCTACCCATGCCAATAATGTTAAACTAAAATATGTTATTACTTCTATCATTCTGTATCCTCAGGCGGTGTTGCTTCATCTAATGGTTTGGCATCTTCTATTTTCTTTGCATAACTTTCTTTTACACATTCTAATTGTAAGAGACCTTGTTTCTTTGTTGGATCACCATTGAGTGCAAGATCGGTTATTAAATATCTGTCATCGTTTACTTTATCTGATTTACTTCCTTCGCCAGGGACTTCGGGTGTTGGTATCTGCAATTTGATAATCATACCAACTGTTAAGTCTGTTCTGAGAGGAATTGTTAATTGTATTCTGTGCTGTTGTAAAATCTCTAAGAGAGCTCTTCTCTCTAATATACCACTGTCGTTTAGTTTTCTTGGTTCAAATACTTCGGGGTCTGATAAATTCTCTGCATTATCAAATGAATGTTGATTGTGATAATCTCTGATAATTAAAGAATCAAATTCTTCTATCGGATTTATATCTACATCTATTTCATCAATAGTAGGTGATACAGCTGGATCAACGATCTCATTCGGTCTGAGGACTCTCTCCATGTCATCAGTATACAACATAGGAAATCCTGAGATGTGATCTCCTTTATCCATCGATGTTTTTAAATCATATACATTTTCTTCTTCTAGTTTTCTGATAGGATCATAAACCTTAAGTCGAGATGCATATGCACCACCTACAGTTGCTTGCAATGTGTCAAATAATTGTGGTTTTTTGTAACCTTGAATCGTAGTGTTTAGACCTTTGGCTGCATTTAAGTTTTCGTCTTCTGTCTCTGAGGTATTTCTAGGTATCATAGAAAATGGTATAGGGAATTCTAATTGAGTCATTGCATCAAAACTTAAAAATCTAAAACCACCATTTAATGTTTGATAAAAGAACATACCATTTCTAAATGCAAAACTTTCTCCTACCTGAGAATTGTTTGTAATGTAATCTATCAGTTCTGCAATAGTCCAGTTAGGACAAATGAATTGTTTGTTTTCGGGAACTGTCTTTTCCCATGCATCAAATTCAGCTGGTTTAAATTTACCAACATCTACTAATGCATTTTGTAATATCTGATCGTATCGACCACGAAGTGTTTGACTAATTCTTTTCCTTCTTGCATAAAACATTCGAGGGTCACATATTCTAAGAACATATGTTTGAGTTAACTCATCTAATCTTTGAAGGTTATCTAATTTGTAAACTCTAAATGTTTTATCAATTGAATACTCTTTATCTGCATCATCACCTATACCTTCCTTTTGACTGATAGCAATACGAACATATTCTTGACCAGTTAGTCTAAAGTTTTTTGGAAGATGTAGTCCATCGTATATGGATATTTCACCTGTGACAAACTTATTGAATATAGATTCAAATAATTTAAAACCCATGACCATATTAGTAATGTCTATGGATTCATCGTATTGGTTGACTAGGGTGAATGCATCTATCTTGAACTCACCTGCTACATAGTTTGCACTCATGATTTCATTATTTTCTCAAACTGACTTACAACTGGGCCAATCATATTCGGTTTGATAATTTTTATTAATCTTTTTGTCTCGTTCTTTTCGTATTCGTCTTCCCACAAAGATTTTGCAGTAGACCCACTAATAAAGTGTGTACTTCTGACTCCGTCCTTTTCGTAGTAAGCAACACCGTCTCTCGCATCAATAATAGAAAGAGGTGTAACTGATTTATTTGAAGTTGACCCTGTTACTTCCATAACATTTTGGAATCCTACTTCTACATCAACACCAATTCTACACATAGTAGGATCAACATCGATTATAATTCCTCTTGAATTTGTTCCTGTTATTGATTCGCCTAAAAGAAACTTACTTGTTGATGATACTATATCTGATACTGAATCACATACAAAATACTTTCCTTTGTATTTGTGATTTATATAGTTTTCAAATGTGATCTGATCTTTCCACCAATCATAGTAGTTATCAAAATCATTTACTAAGAAAAAAGTCCAGTGTAAATCACCATTACCATATAACTTAGATGCAAGTACATCAGGACGATCACCTTCTTGTAATTCATGTAAGGTATAATTGACTTCAGCTTCTCTTGCAGCTCCTTCGATATTTGATTTACGAAAGAAATCTTTGATAGTGATGATCTTCCCATCATCAAGTTTGTATTGCATCTCAGGGAAGTTTTTAAAAAATTCTTTTGCCATTATTA